ATACTGTAGATGGTTCTCCGTTTTCTAAGAATGATTTTCTTAGTAATGTTTGTAAGAAATCAGTTTGTGTAAAACTGTTAGTATTTCCAGGAGCATTAACATTTCCTGTTACTCCTGAGTTATAGGTAGTTCAGATCATAATTAAAATAAGTTAAGATAAATAAATTATCCTAATCCTAACTGACCCATATTTTGTTTTAAATAGTTAAGATAAGCTTTTCCGTCCATCTTTTCTACTGTTTCTTCTTTCTGAGTTTCAGTAGGATTAGTTCAGAGAACGCTTTTGCTTCCTAGTGTATTAGTTTCTTGTGTAACTTGTTCAGCTGCAACTTCTTTTTTAATAGCTCAATTCATTCCTTTATAAAGTGCAACCATTTCATCTACATCTAAGTTTGAATACTTATCTGCAAATTCATCAAAGTTACCTTCATAACCTTCAGATTTTAAGCTTCTAGAAAAGAAATTTTTCTTTGTAGCTACATTTGAAGCTTCTAAACTAGCAATTTTGTTTTGAAGATCATTGATCTGTCCTTCATACTTTTCCTTTAGGCTAGCTCTAAGTTTAGCATATCCGGACTCCTTCTTCTCCTCAACGTCCTCTTGTGTCTCAATATCAGTCATCGCTGTATTGGAAAATAGAATAAAACCGAGAATTCTACAAACTCGAATTACATGTTTAACGACACAGCAACTTTGTCAAAAGGATTTAAGCTACCTCTTCGCTTTTGTTTACATCTTCCACTGCTTCTTCGACTTTGTCTTGATTTACTATATCATTTACGATATTCTCATAAACTTTAAGTCAACTATTGAAAGATCCTAAGATCTCAAATATAGTATATCAATGACTTTTAACTGCTGAGTAATTCTCAGCTTGTGCTTGAATCTGATCCTTCGTCTCTTTGTGAATTTCATCAACTAGTTTCTGTAGTAGTTGAAACGCTTCACTCTTGGACATCTCAATTATTAGATTCTTTTGAATGTCAGTTAGTTCATCCATCTTTTTCTATTTCTTCAAATAAAGCACACTTATGATTCTCTCTGATTCGTTTTAAAGGTTTACCAAAGTTTGTTTCTAAGAAATACATTATTTGTTGAATAAGTATTTCCTTCTCTTGTTCCTTATAACTTTTTCAAAGCAAATTAATATCTTTTTTTGTGATTTCTGCTATTGAAATGTTTTTTTCTTTTAAATATTGATCTATACGAGCATTAAAATGCTGCTTAATCTCTCTTATTCTTTGGTATCTAACAACATCAGAGTCATCTATTTCTTCACGTGGAATAGGAGTAAACATTTCGTTTATCTCTCTTAATTCCTTCCGCATTATTTTCTAAAGTGTTCAGAAATAAATTTTTTAAGTTCTTCAATTTTTTCCATATCTGCTCAATGAGCGTGTAACCATTCTTCTCCTTTTTCATATACGTTTGTTCAGAATCACATATTAATAAGATATTGTCTTAATTCATCTGGTAATTCATACAAAGGAACTGGTGTTGTATAAACTTTAGTCTTAATGAAAGCAGATTTTTGGAATACTGGTGTTTGAACTTGACCAATTTTTTCCATTTTTTCTTCTACTTCAGCAATTTTTTTATCAAGTTCTTCTTCCTCCTTAGCTTCTTGTTTAACTTCTTCCTTAACTTCTTGTTTTTCTTCTACTTTCTTAACTTTTTTAGTCAATTTAACCATTATATTATAATTAAATTATAAAACTATATTGATTGCATTCATCATACTTGTAATAATTGATTTTCTTCTTCTGCTTGTGTTAATGGATTTTCTACTTTAGGTTGTTTAGCAGTTGGTAGATTTCACATTGTTGGACTCATTTGGTCTTGTCCTGGAAATCATCATCACATCTGAGGTTGTTGAGCTTGCATAGGCATACTTTGATTTACAAGATTCTGTGATGCAAGATATTTAAGTGCTTCAATAGCTTTATTCTTAGCTTCTGTATCTTTTGCTTTATTATAATACCATAATCTCATTTGAATATCACAATCTACTGGAATGAAGATCTTTTGATTCTCATTTAATAATAATAGATCTTGTTTACATTGATATTCTTCAATATTTAATTCATTAACTGAATCTATTTGATTTTCATCCATTCAATTGAAATAATTTATTGATTTTCTTATATTTCTTAATAAGAATTGTGGTGTATTGGGATCGTTTACTAACATATTATATTGTTCTGTGTAAGCTTTCTTCTGTTCCTCCATGTTAATCTGTTTTAGAATAACATCTTCTATTATTACATTAAAGTTTCATCTAATTTTTTCTGGTGTTAACTTATCATAAGTTCAACTTAATCAATTTGCTGCATTTCTTAATACCTTTTTAGAAGATCATCTCCACCAATATAATATGAAATCTCTATATAACTCAGCAAAATCTTTACTTCAATAAGCTATAATGCTATTTTGAAGTGTTGTCATCATATTAGCATTTATTTTTTGGATCTTACTCTCTGTTGCTGTATCTGGATTTGAATTATCACTAAGTCCTAATCATTGAGAAGAAGCATTAGCAAAAGATTCAGCCATTGCTTTATTCTTAACCATACTAAGTGAATTATATATATCACTTGATACTTGACTCTGTGGTAATTCATACACCATTGAGTTAATAGGTTTTGTAATATCTCTCATTTTAACAGGAAACCATCTATTTTTAATAGATTGATTCTTTAGAGCATTACGATTCTTCATAAAAATCTCTTCATCAATGAAGATATTTCCTCAAGTAGCTTCTCTAGTAACTTTAATCTTATAAAGATTTAACAATAATTGTTCAGTTCTATGAGAATCTTCTATAATATCGACAAGTGATTCTCACCACCAATCAGCAGAATTATAAGCAAATCATGTAACTGCTATCGGAATTCTTTTTCATTTAGTCTCTGGTATGTCTTTAATATCAATTATAATTCATCATAGCATTAATACTAAGTAATAAGTATCATCAATTTTAGTATAATGATAGTGAATTGTTACCATTCATGTTTCTGGATCGTAGAAATTTCAGATATTTCTATAAAATGCTGACTGATTCTTAAGTCAAGCAATATATTCATCATAATTATGAACTATTCTATCAATCCATTCTTGACTTACACCTAAATCTTTTACATTATTTACATGAATTACTCTATCAAATCAAAAGAAAGGATAATCTTCAACTAATAAAGATCCATCATTGTAAGGATAAACAAATCTAGGATCGATTCTTTCTATAATAGGTACTTTTTTTTCTTTATCCCATCAACAAAACAACTGTACAAATTTTCAATATTTACATACATCATCGATTCACATATATTTATCAAAGTCCCATTTATTATTTATGTAATCATACTTAAACATTTTACTGAAATTTCTTGCTTCTTGTTGAAATACATGATCTGTATCTTCCCAACTTACATCTGGTTCATTAATAACACAAGTAGCTTGAACGGTTCTTTTAATACTCCAGAATAAATTACTTTTTAATAATTCGTTACTCTTTTTAGTAGCAAATAGATCTTGTTGTGAATCAAATAAACCATTTTTACTTCTATTTGCTTCATATCAATGATGATATTCTCACATTATTTTCTGTATGAGTTCATCAGTTAATTTAATTTCTTTCATTATTTATCTATCAATAGCATATAAATAATCTTCTATCATTTCCATCGTTTCTCCTCTTAAATAAGGATACATTCTCATTATCATCGTATCTAACAAATCTGGAGATCTTCCTATTCTTTCTTTCATCTTATCTTTAGATTCTATTTTTGTTTTTCAATCTATACTCTTCTCATCTATATAAGTATTTAATAATTCTTGTTGTAAATCATGCCAATCTTTTTCTTTATCTTTATGCTCTCGTTTTATTGCTATCTCTCCATTCTCTATTCTTCTTTTTAATTCAAATGCACACTGTGATTTAAGATTTGCATAATTCTGTTTACTTCCAGTTACTATTGGACTAGAATTATTAATAAATCAAGTACAATAACTTATTCAATCAACAACTCCTCATCAAACTCAATCTGAATCTATTATTATATCTCTATGGTCTACACCATACTGAGCAGCTATAAATAAGATACTTGCTATAACTTCTGTTATAGTGTTCTTTTGATAAGTCCAAACTTTTAACCAAGTATTTCATTGCCATAAACTTATTCTTGTTGTATCTTTTCCAAATCTAGCTACATCTGCAACTATATAATACTTTGTTCATTTGCTTTCATTTGTAAATAGATTATCTATATCTTTCTTCTTGAATAACATCCAAGTATCATCTTCAAAGTCCCATTGTCAATATAATAATCTCTTTTTAATACTTTCATCTGCATTCTCTAAGTTCTCTATATATCATTGATCGATAAAGTTGTTTGAATATACCAACGATTCAATAAATATACTCTTATCTCATCCTTTTCCTTGATAATATCTCTCATAAACATGTCAAGGATTTGGATTAAATGTTTCTAATACAGTACCAGTTATTCAATACTCTTCATTTTTATACCTTCAAACTCTTGTTTTTAAAATCTTGATTCAATCTAATGGTACTTCTGCAGACTCTTCAACAAATGCTCAAGTAAGTTCTAGAGATCCAAATCTATTATAAAGCGGATCTGATGGATAATAACATCACTCTAATAATAAGATCGTACTTCAATTAGCAAACGTTATTTGTGATTTTTGTTCACTAACTTTTCATCTTAAATTTTCAGGTATATTGTATATACTATAAAACTTTTCTAACGATACAACTGTCGTATTCTTTAAATTTTTAATAGTATCTCTGACAAAAGCAAATCTTACTCAAGGATATTTTATACACATCAACCAAACCCAGACGACTCATAAGAACGTCTTTCATCATCAAGCTCAACCACCATATCAAACAGAAGTATATCTGTTATCTTTTAATGCAGCTAAAGCTTTCTTCTGATTATCTGTTAATTTGATGTCAATGTCCATAACTAGTTAATCGTAATGTTAATTGATTGGTTTTCTGTTGGTTTTCCTTCCATCAAATTTTTCCTATCGTTTGTCTCCTTTGCTATAGTAGAAAGATCTTTTAATTCGTTTGTTCTAAGTTTTTCATCAGATTCTTTGTATTTTTTAATGTTTTTCTGTGTAATTTCTGCAATATCATATAAAACATCTTCATACATTCAAACGATCTCTTTTTCTCTTTTTTCTACAATCTGCATTTTTAATTTAGGGTAATTTTTTAAAAGTTTTCAAACAGCTTGACGTGTCATACCAAATTTATTAGCTAATTCAGTAATAGTCGTAAACGGATTATTGAAATAATATTTTAAAATTTCTTTGTGTTTCTTACGAAATTCCTTAAATGCTGGTGCTAATCTATAACAATAACTATGCTGATATTGTAAAGGTTTTCAATATATTATATGATCTTCAAGATTCTTCTTAAATAATATATCATCGACATGTCTAGCTTGATTTCAATCTCTATAAGCTCTTCAAACCATCTCATCTCGAAAAATCTAAAATCTTTACTACCTTATACTATTTTTATGGTAAAAGTAAATATTTTATTATTTCAAAATTTTATTCAACAAAAAAGATGCTCGTTTTATTAATTACTTTAAGCATCTTTTGTGTAAATTTGAAAGATAATTTCTATTAGCTTAATATTTTATAACTTAATCTATTTCTCGTTCTTTATTTCTCCAAATCTATCGGTATAAATTTGAATCAAGTGTTTTATTCAATTTATGCTAAAATTCTTAGCTTTTCTCTCTTTTTGGATCTCTCGTAGTCTCTCTCTTACTACGGAATCAGTTATTGATACGATATACTGATCTATATCGTTACCATTATACGGTTCTACAGTAGAAACAGATCCGGAATTAATCAACATTCAGTTTAATTTAACAAATTTACAATTTTCTAGACTCTTATTGAGTAATCCTAAGTCTACTGTTGTAAAGATCTCTCTTCCAGAGATGAGTGTAATCTTTACTAATGGTTTCCATTCTTTAATTTCATTCATTTTATTATTTACATATTATCTAAATCTATTATTTTAGGTTTATATTGAGTAATTTTGTCCATGATTACTACAATATAAGGAACTCAGTCTTTGTTTTTCTTACGAAGTTTTCATATACTTTGGATCTGTTTACATCGGAAATCATCTTGTTTGATGAAATTCAGTACTGTTTTAACTGTTTCTTCTCCATATTCTTTACAAAGTTTGTTTCGATCCTTTATAGTTTCTACTAAATACTTATCTCATTGCTTATCTATCTGATACCTTATGCTAGGGTATTTATTATACGAATCACTCAAGAACTCTTTAGCCTCGGAAGGGACGGGACCTAGGGTGGAAAGGTCTGTTGAGGGATCCTTTTTTAATAGGGATCCTTTGTTTTCTTTTTCAGGGACAAGAGATATATTACTATCTATAGTATTTATATCTTCTTTATTATATGTTATATTACTATATATATCTCTATTATATGAGATGTTATTTTTGCATTGGTCCGATGCATTTTTTACATCACCTAT